CAGTTGATGTTCCTCCTGTTGAACTACCATATAACTTATCAATGTTATCAAATATACCTGTTTTGGTAATAACTGTAGGAGTTGCTTTAAGTTCTTCACCAACAGCTCTTTCAATTCTTTGTTGTTGTAAATCCAATCTGATTTCTTCATCAGACCAACCAAAGATATGTTTCTTAGCCCATGTTGATGACGTAGGTTGAATTCCATTTCCTGGGTCGGCAACCAAATCTTTATACAATAAAACTTTTTCTTTCCATACGTCGATTTTTAATAAATCGGCTTGTGTTGATGGATTTGTAAGTCCTAATGTAAAGTTCTGTAATTCGTCCTCAAATCCTAATAAGAATAAGTGAACAATTGCAATCTTGTTTAACTCGGCAATCATAGATTTTTGAATTCTGTTGATTGTACGAGCAAAACGGATATCTTGTAATGATAAGTTTTTACCATCACCAACAACTTCTTCAAATCCTAAAAATGCCTTTGGAACACGAAGTGCTGTTAATAATTTCTTTTGAATGTATTCAATATCGGCAATCTCTGATAAGTTTGTTGCTCCAGGTAATGTTGTAATTGGGTCTGGAGCTGCGGGGTCGCGAACAGGAATAAAGTAATCTTGGTCAACCGCCATTTGATTGAATCTCATGTCCACGTTACCTGTTTTAGAATCTACAATTTGTTCTCTTTTGAATTTGTTAGCAACACGGTTTACGTATGCCTCAACGTCATCATCATTCATGTTACCCACAAATACTTTAAACATTCTTCTTTCAGGTGCTCTTGATGTACGATAGATTAACATCGCATCTTCAGATAACAATAACTGTTTCCAAATACGTCTTGCTTTTTCCAACATAGATGTACCATAAGGAAGTTTTCTGTCATCACCCAATAATCTAAAGTGAGCAATTTCCCATGATTGGAATTCCATATTTCTGTTTTTCCAAGTAAAGTGGAGAGCTTTTTTGTTCTCGTCTTTTTCTTGTGTAATATCTACAGTAATCTTGGCAGTAACCCCAACCTCATGACGTTCAATTTCAATTGTCGGTAATTGTTGACAACCAATGATACCTTTTTCAGGGTCCAATTTGAGGTAAACAAAGTTATCACCATACTTACACGTGTTTCTTGTCCACATAGGTAAGTTGGTGTTAATATCTAAATTGTTGTTAAATAAATCGGCTAATACAGATTTAATACGTTTTGACTCCGAATAAATCTGAAGGATAAATCCATCTTCGTTTGTTGTCGTAGATTCTTCAGAATAGATATCCAACGCCGCAGAAATCTCAGGAGTATATTCCATTGACTCATAATCGTATTGAGCAGATAAACGTGATGGTTCATAATAAATCGCTTGGGAATATAAGTTGTTTTCAACTTTAGCCCATTGATTAGTTAAATAAAATGTTTGTTGTGCTTGAAGTTTTTCACGTTCATAATCGTCACGATTTGGCGTACGCAGAAGTTCTTTTTTATCAAACTTAAAAGTTGGATAATCCTGTTTCAATAATGAATTAGGACCAAATGTTTGGGACAGCCTCTGCCAGACCGTTAGATTTTGTTCACTCATATCTAATTTTACTAATTACTTTGATAATATAAATACTTATTTAACTCCAAATAACCATCCATACTTCATGTAATCGGCTTTAGTTGCTTCACCGTGATTACCCAATCCATTACCTCTACCCATTTGAGGAACCATTGGATTAAAAAATTCTGATGAGTTTTTATTTTCATTAACTGTGGTTGCCCATGAGTTAATCATCGCTTTTGTGTGATTTGTAACTTTCTCTAATGATTGGAATGATTTCTCCGCAACATACAATGCCATGGATACACCCATGATACAGTCATCGTGGTGACCTTTTTGGTGGTCAGGTCTTCCGTTAATATAAACAAACGTATTCATTTCATTGTATAATCTGTTTGAATATACTTTGAATCCGTGTCTTACGTTTTCTTCAAACGCAGATATAATCTGAACCCTTTTTGAGTTAAAGTTAATACCTGGTATTTTATCGTTAATCTTTGGGTCCCACTTCCATTTGTTTGTGGTATCAACATTATCAACATATAAACCACCCTGATAACTTAATTCTTGTAGTTTTCTTGCGGTAGATATACCCATACCACCTGTGATATCAATAACACAGTAAGCATTATACATTGTCCCCCACTTATAAGCGATTTCTGCCAATACATCTGGTGGAACTTTGGCAACATATTCTAATACTTGTTCCCTTTCATCAAAATCGATGATTTGGATACACGAGAAGTCCTCAGAGTCACCTCTTGATACATCGACACCCATTACGTACTTATGTCCGTTTACAGGTTCTTTAAATATCCATAGTGAACCACCCATGAGTTTAGCTTGGGGGTCACGTAAAGTATTCTTGGAGATTTCTTGCATCAATTCAGATTCGAATACGTTATCACCCGAACCTAAGAAGTCACATTCCAACTCCTGAGCCACTTTTCGTCTATCAAACTTTAATTTCTTAACCATACTTTCAAACCAAGCAGAACATGGTTTGTATCCTTGTTCGATATAATCGGTTACGATTGTGTGGTCTCGTTCATATGGATTTTCCATCGATAAATCGATGATGTCTTTTTCAGAATATTCTTCACGATTCAATAAAAAGTGTACTAAGTCATTGGTTTTAACCATATACAAGTCTTTTGTATATCTTGGGTCACGATACCAAAACATCTCAGATATTTTGAAATCGTTCATGTTTCTTAATGACTGGTCATAGATTTCATAATAGATTGGGTCATATCCGTTTGGTGTGGATACAACGATTACTTTACCCCCTGTAGATAGTGACGCCATACAGGCTGACCAGAAATCTGAGTCGGCCTCGATAAACGCCTTTAAAGTGTCTTTGTGAGTTTTTTTCTTTGGAGAATGTTACTCCGACCCATGAAGGCCATTGTTCGGTAAATCCTCTTACCTTGTTAGCCATCTCCATAGATGTATCTAACTTGTTAGCAATGATAAGGATTTTTTCAGGTTTGTTTTTTTGGGCAAATACCAATCTTTTTGATATCCAAGCTGCGGTTACTGTTGATACACCCGCCTGACGATACTTTAATGCAATGTTTTCATTGTATTTGTCGTAGTCTTCTATTAAACTAACTTGGTCGGGGAATAGGTCTAATGGGACATACTTTGATACGGTGTTGTCGTATGTTTGTAAATAAGTTCGAAGTGCATAAGGAGTATTCCTCATACACTTCGTTAACTCTATAATCAGTTGTTCTTTATTCACACATGTTACTTAGGTCTGCTTATGCCTAAACCACTCAAGAAATCATCCAAATCGTCATCATCTTCAGAGTCAATATTTTCCTCTTCTTTATAATTTTCAAATTCTTCCTTCATTTGTTTAGCTTCTCTAACGATTTCTTCAAATCGTTTTTTAGCTTTAGCTAATTTAGATGAATCTTCAGAGATTGCATTTCCTATGATTTCTAAGAATTCTTTGGCCTCTATCTGATATAATAAAACATGGAAAAAATTTATCAATCCTTTATATTCAGGGTCAAAAATGTCATCAGGTAACGCAAAACGTATCTTTTCAACAATTTCAGGTCCAATACGTAATTGCATTGGTTCGTTTGATAATGTATCAGTTTGACCTAATACTTTTTCTCTTACACTAGGGTCTGATGGTAAACCAGCTCTACCTTTAGCCTCTTCTAATCCTTTAATAATTTCATGACAAAGAATTGGGAAAATTAATCCTGTTGCAATGATTTTAGTGTCAGGTTGTTCTTCACCTTCTCCTTCATCACCTTCATCGTCAGCATCATCCAATTCAACTTTACCTGCAACACCTTGTCCTGTTTGACTCATTTGTTCAATCATCTGTTCCATACTAAAGTATAAGAAATCATTGATTGCCATGATACCTAAGTAATCTCCGTATAAAGATGGGTCAATAGCATCTAATCTTGCTTTAACTTCAGGTTTTTGGAAAAGGTAATGTCCCTTTTTCGCAGCTCCTTGGATAATTGCGTTAATTATATTTCTTTTGTGTTTTTCTAACTCTAAAATTTCTTCGTCAGTTAACTCGTCAAGGTCAAAAGATGGGAATTGTAGTTTTTCCTCATCATTCTCATCATCATCTTCTTCATCCTCATCATCCTCAGGCTCCATTCTAAAATTACCTGTATCTGGCATACCTAAACTAGCCTCAATTTGATATCTTCCTTCAGGAACTTCAGCATCATCTAAAGACGCCTCAATTGCCAATGCAATTAACTCATCTCTATGAGCCCCCTCAATTCTCATAATATTTGGAAGTTTTCTCATCATTTCTTGGTAAACCATACCTTGAACTTGTCTTGAGCTTAAATCTTCAATACCTGTAACTTGACGTAATTTATCGGCAACTTTTTGGAATCTTTTACTAACCAATCTTTGTACGTCCGCAGCACCTTTTTTCATTGCAGGGTTTGTAGCGTAAAGACTATCAGGACTAGCCAGTTTTCTTTCTAAATTCGGGTCCATTCTTTCAGGTGTATTCCCGTAATCAATCTGTTCTTTTATTTTCTTTGCCATAAATTATTTTTCTAATAGTTGCATTATTACATCAATCACTTTTTCTTTCGCATCTTCAGGTGAAACCTTTTTTGCCTTTGGAGCTGGATTTTCTCCTGGATTTGGATTTTTGAATGGGTTTGGTCTTTTACCTGGTTTTGTACCAGGTTTTGTAGTTGGTGATGGTTTTGTAGTTGGTGCAGGTGCAGTTCCTTGTTCAGAAATGTACTTAACTAAATCACCTTTTGTAATTTTCGGAGGCATGTGTTTTTCCACGATTTTTTGTATTTGAGATTCTAAAAACAAAGATACGGGATTTTTTCCTTCTTTCAGCTGTTTTTTTACAGACATTACACATCTTTCAAACTTTCTTGATTTTTTAGGTCCAACTTGTGCATGACAAATAGCCCATGGGTTTGGCTCTCCTTTTTTTTCTTCAGACATTCCCATTTCTTTTCTATCATTATCACTATCATCATCCATTCCATCAGGTGCCATGTCTTTTTCATCGTGAGGAGCCTCTTGTCCTGTCACATCTTGCATAGACGCGGCACCTAAAGCGTCGTTATCATCTAAATCATCTTGTTCCTCTAAACCAATATTTTTCATTTTTGCTCCAACTTCACCCA